GTATATGAGAGGCTTATACTATGGGCCGTAAAATAAGAGGCGAAGGCATCCCGCTGTCAAGTTTGAAACCAGGGAGCCGGTTGCAAAAGATTGTTACTGATCAACATTTTTCAGATAACTTTAGCCTTGACGAATTTCGATGCAAGTGCGGTTGTCGAAAGGTCCTCTGTTCGCCTGAGTTGATCAATCTCTTAGAGTCGATTCGGGTGAGAATAAAAAAACCGATATTTATCCGAAGTGGTTTCAGGTGCGCGAAGCACAATGAGGATGTCGGTGGAAGTGCAACGTCCGGACACCTTACCGGGGACGCGGCTGATATATTCGTCAAGAATTTCGACCTGCATGAACTCTATATGAATTGCTGTGATGCCAACCCTCGTGGCGGGGTGATAAGATATAGATGATGGGTTCATGTTGACATAAAAAAAAGAAGACTAAGGATCATTAAGTATTAAGGGGGCAAATAAAGCCATTTATTTGGTTTTGAAAATCGAAAGGAGGTGGACATCATGCGTGGTGGGCCTGTCTGGTAGGACAAAAATATAAAGGTTAAACAAACTTCCCGCCTTGGATTGCTAAGAGGTCTGGGGCGGGGTTCTTTAAGGAGGAAGGTAAAACGATGACCTATAAACAGCATTCGCCCAAAGGATTGAAGATCGGGAATTCACCCTGGAAGGCTCTTCTGTGCCTTGTCTTTTATCAGAGAATATACTACGAACGGCCGACTTATGGTGATCTTCAGTGGTACGCTTTCAATGATCCAAGGCAATATATCGGGGATAAACTCTTCGATATCCGATTCAACAACGCGTCTGCTTTAATCTCTCAACTCCGACAGATTTTAGAAGAGTCCGGACTCGGGACGATTGTGGCTTCAAAAGATAAACCGGCGAGACTTCATGTTTTAATTTATAATAAAAAAGAATTCGCCGATTTAATGCTACACGTTGGGCTTTGTTTTGATGAGAAGTCAGGAATTTACGAATATGGTATAAACCCATTCTGGACGGAGAATACAGCATGAAACCAATAGCATTCGTTGTATGTGTTGATTTCGGCGATTTCTTATCGATCACACTACCAATAAACCTCCATCATTTCTCTGATGTCTTTGTGATTTCAGACACTAAAGACAGGGAAACAATGGAGATAACTGAAACCCACTGCGTCAAGATCATTCAGACTGATCAGTTCTATTTGTATGGAGATGCTTTCAACAAGGGCCGGGCGATCGACTTCGCCCTTGAAAGCGTTGTTTATGACCAGGATAGTCAATTGATCAACACAATAGATTGGTCCGGGTGGGTTGTTTTGCTTGACGCCGATATCGCCCTCCCTTCCCATATCGATTGGGATTCATTCATCCCGGGTAATCTCTATAACCCCTGGAGGCGGATTGCCTGCCTCTCTACTGATATCTGTCCACAAGATCGATGGCACACCCTCCCGGCTGGCCCTGAGATCATCAACGGGGAGTTTGCAGGGTACTTCCAGGCTTTCCATAGGGATGATCCAGTGTTGACAACGAAGCCCCGCTACCCCGTCCATTGGCCTACTGCCAAGGGCTGTGATACCTCATTCTGGCAAAAGTGGCCGGTTGACAAACTGATCCATCCGGATTTTGAGGTATTCCACTTAGGGCCGATTTTCACAAATCACGATAGAAGAAGGAGTGAGAGGTGGATATGATGGATATTCACTTGAATATGCAATCCTTTGCCTTGAAAATCAAGCCATAATGCAAACTATTTCATCTATTTTAGCCTCTGATTATGGTCTATTTATTGGTCTAATGTATTAACCCATTCGTTATAAATCTCAAGGTAGCACTATCGCAACGTAACTCACCTTGCGTTTGGAACTAACCTCGAACTATATCGCCGTAACACACAATTTGAAACTTTCAAATAGGTTTTTAGTATGCAAAGTTTTGCAGTCGGTGGGCCGTATTTATTCTGTTTTATATAGAAAGTATAACCGTAATATTATGCCACACAAAAGCACTACTATGAAACGCATAAATAGATTGAGGTCCATTCGAGGTCGGTATGTCGTTTTACCCCTCATAATAGGAGATAGGAGATAGGAGATAGGAGATAGGTAATAACTAACTTAAGGCTTGCGCCTTCTTGACACTGTTACATTGGCAATCTTCAATTTCCAAAAAAACCGAAACAAGAAATTGCTATTGACAAAATTTAATTTTGTGGTTTTATTTAAGGCGGAGAGAAAAAATGAGCGGATTGCTTCAGGCGATAGTTGAGATAGCAAACCGGGCACATCAGGAAAAATGGACGGATAGGCGATTACAGGAAGCCATCGCCAGATTCTCTCCGGGGACAACCGAACAACAAGATCCAGTTGTTAAACTCTCCAAGGCACGTGAGGCGTTCGCGCAACAATTCGTCAGGACCGGCAATAAGACCGAATCCTACAGAAGCAATTTTGTTATCCCCAAAAAAGCCTCTGCAAACTACCCAAGCGAACGTGCCTGGAAACTTCTGCAGGATGAAAAAGTTAAAAACAGGATCGACCAGATCAGGCGGGACACAGAAAAAAAATCAGAAACCGAATTCCAGATTTCCTCTTCCCAAGTCCTAAAGCAACTCAACGCTTGCATGAATTCAAGAATAACAAATAGTCTTGAATTTGGACCGGACGGAATCAGTATAAAAGATTCCAGGCAACTTTCATCCGATGCTCTTGACTCTATCTCAGAGGTATCCGAAACAATTACGCCAAAGGGAAGGCGATTAAATATAAAACTCCATAGCAAGACGAAAGCGCTTGAACTCGCACTCCGGCACAAGGGGTTATTGAATGACAAGCAAGAGGTGACGTTCAAGGGTGATCAGTCTCTTGATCAATTCGGCAATGATGAACTAGAAGATTTAATCGAGAAGGTAAGGGAAAAGAATAATGCCGGCAGTGATTGAGCAAAGCATCCCAACGGATGAGCAGATACTCTTGGAGTACTGGTATCGCAAGAATGCCAGGGGTGATATGCACACTGCGCTTGAATATCTCTGGTGGGAAAACAAACCGTTCTATTCAGGACTTCATACCCGCGTAATCTGCAATCGCTTAGTGCAAGCAGTAGAAGATTTTAAAAAAGGTATTTCCAGTTTCCTTATTTTCCCAACCCCCTATCGGCATGGTAAAAGTCAAATTTGTTCAAGGCTGTTCCCGGCCTGGGGACTGGGAGCGCTCCAAGAATATCAGCCCGGCATAATCATCTCTGGTTATGGTGACGAACATATCTTAGAGTTTAGTCAAACCGCAAAACGGATCATGCAATCAGAGCGATACCAGAATGTTTTCCCAGGTGTCCGGTGTCCGGACGGTCAAAGTCAATCGGCGTGGCATCCGGAATATTGGGATCAGTTGAGAGGGAAATGGGAAGCATCGCAAAACAAAGTCAGAGCGATACCGCTTAGAGGTAAACTCTATGGAACTGGTGCCGACGTAACGATCTGTGACGATTACTGTAAGAACCGGGAAGAGGCGGAATCTGAAGCCTACCGACAAAAGATGTGGGATAATTACGCGCTCCTTTTATCCAGACGAGCAGCCGTGTCTATCAATGTTATCACTGCAACGCCTTGGAATGTTGATGATATTATCGGGCGGATAAGAGAGAAAAGAAGTGATCCAGACTTCCCGAATTTCGAGATATACAGTTTCCCGGCAAAAGGTCCTGCTGATTTGAATGGCGCGATTGTGCCTTATGATTCAGAGTTTCTGTTCGAAGAGTTCCGAGGCAAGCAGTGGTATAAACAAGAGTACGCTATCCTGAGCGCTTATGAGGCAGCCGGGGTGCTTGATTGCTCACCTACCGTGAGGAAAGGAAATCTGTTCAACACTGAAAATATAATTATTCACGAATCGCTTGACGAATTTCCGAAAATCAGAATGATGCGCTCTTGGGATCTTGCGTCAACCGAAAAGGAAAGAGCGAAGGATGATCCGGATTACACGGTCGGATCATTGGGATGTGTCGAGACAAAAGAACTTCAAGATCATTTATGGATTGCGGATATAGAGCGCGGGCAATGGCAAAAACCGAAACGCGATGCAATCATAAAATCAAGCGCTGAATCAGACGGCCAAGAAGTTGATATTATCATCGAATCGGTTGCCGGGTATAAAGATACCTGGGTTGAGATTAAAACCGAACTCCCTAATCATCAAGTCCACAAATTCATTCCCGGCAAGGGTGATATTATAGTTCGTTCTGGGTGCATGGAGCGGATCTTTGAAAATGGAAACGTACACTTACTCCGAGCGCCTTGGAATGCAGAGTTCATAAAGGAATTCACACTCCTACCGAAAGGCAAGCATGATGACATTGCGGCAAGCGTCTTGAATCTCTATTTAACCTACAAGAAAAAAATGGGGCCGGTGGCATGGTAGCAAGGAATGTCCGAAGACGTGGGATGATAAACCGAACCGCCTTAATGAAGCGGCCTTCAAGAGAAATGCCGAGTCAATCTCAATCGCTTATTCAAGTTGTATCTCCCAAATACAGCCGGGTAAAAAGAGGGACTAAAGAAGCGCTTCAAAGTTATGGCACAACCCCCTGGATTAATGCCGTTGCGGATCGAATCTCTAATTCAACTGCTTCAATTCCCTGGATGCTGGAAGTGGTTCGCAACGAACAAGGCGAACCGTCTAAGGCGCGTCGGTATAGAAAAGCGAGTCAACTCCAAAGAGCGGGTATTAAAAAGCAACTCAAAAAAGAATTCGTATTTGAAGAAATAGAAGACCACGTCCTGCTTGACCTGTTGGATTATGGAAATCAATTAATGTCAGGCACTACGGTTCTCAAACTCTTTCAACTCTATTATGATCTGATCGGGGTTACCGCTTTAATGAAAGAGCGCAACGCTCTAGGTGTTCCTGTTGGATTATGGCCGGTTGTCCCGACGTGGATAAAAAAACTACCTAGCAAAGGGGAGCCTTATTTCAACTTGACTATCAATGGGACGTCTTTCGATAAAATCCCGGCGACAGAATTTGTATGGATGATGAATCCAAGTCCTGTTGATCCGTATAGCGGTGGGATCGGCAAAGCGTTTGTCTTGTCGGATGAAATCGAGTCAGACGAATTCGCGTCTAAGCATATCAAGACATTTTTCCAAAACCGCGCGCGGCCCGATTTAATTGTGAGCGCTGAAGACCTTAGCCCGGATGATACAGCAATGCTTGAAGAGAAATGGATTGAGAAATTAGGCGGATTTTGGAACGCGAACAAACCTTTCTTTATACGAAAGAACATTGACATAAAAGAGATAAGCCAGAGTTTCGAATCCATGCAGATGATCGAACTCAGAAAATACCAACGTGATATTATCATTCAGGTTTTTGGAAGCATCCCGCCTGAAATGTTGGGGATTAATGAGTCTAGTAACCGTGCCACAATGGACGGTGCTGAATATCATTTCTCGAAATGGGGAATGGTCCCAAGGCTTGATAATCAAATGGTGACTTTTCAAAATCAATTGGTTCCTGATTTCGATGAAAGACTGATTCTGTCTTATGTCTCCCCGGTATCCGAAGACAAGGAATATAAACTCAAATGCTTCCAGGCTTCACCTTGGGCTTATAAGGTTGACGAATGGAGAGCGCTGACCGATTTAAGCGAACTTCCGGACGATCATGGGAAAGTATTTATGCTTCCATTTTCCCTCATACCTTCAAGCAGTCCGGATCAGATGGAAAGTTATCCGGCGTTACCTGATGATTCGGGAGGCGGACCGGAGTTAGAGCAAGATGCCGAGCCGAAACAAATCAAGCAAACATCGAAAGCCATTACGTCGGCTGACGTCAATATAATGCTTTCCTCTGTTGTTCCTGAAGATTTATTCAAGAGCATGAAACCGGCTCTATCCGATTGCGTCCAAGACTTCGGTCAATCAACTCTTGACGACCTTGGGGCTGGAGTTGCTTTTGATCTTACTCAACCGGGTATTCAAGAATTCATAAATACAACCTCATTCGATCGGGTGAAGGGGCTGACGAACAAAACAACGCTATCTAGGTTAAGGGACACTCTTACCGATGCGTCTGATTCAGGCGACAGTATTCGACAGATCGCCAGTCGGATTACGTCGGTTTTCGATCAAGCAAAAGGGCCTAGATCGTTTGTTATTTCCCGAACCGAAACGGTAAGGAATTCCGGTTTCGGCGCGGTCGAGGGAATGGGCCAAGCGGGTGTTGAAAAGAAGCAATGGTTGGCGACCCGGGATGATGCAACAAGGGAAGAGCATCTTGAGATTGACGGTCAAGTTCGTGGACTCCGAGAGCCTTTCGCAACGGCAAGCGGCTATGAAGCATTGTACCCCGGCGATTTTGGGGATGCTGAATTAGATATCAATTGCCGTTGCACCACTCTCCCCTATCTTGATGAACGGTCAATCGGTACGGAAGAGTACAGGAAAGCCGTTTGGAGTCAGAAGGAAAACCAAAGACTTAAACACGAACGGCAACTTAGGGCCGGGGTGATAGTGGGATTCAACAAACAACAAAAAGCGATATTGAAAAAATTAGAAACCATTGGAGGCTGAAAAGATGGATCAGAATAAAATTAAGTATTTATCGGTTGAGGATTTTAAATCTCTCGTTTCTACTGAAGGAGTTGACAAGTTGCCAGAGAATACCGGCATCATCAAATCATCTCCGAATATCAAAATCACTCCGGGTGAAGACCGAACAATTGAATTCAGGATCAGCGATGCAACGGTTGACAGAGATAACGATACCATTGACCAAGATGGATGGGACCTGAGTCCCTATCATAAAAACCCGGTTGTACTTTTTGCTCATGATCATTGGGGCCTTCCTGTCGGTAAGTCGGTTGCCACGTTTGTCCAAACCGGGGAACTGCTTTCGCGGGCGCAGTTTCCGAACAAAGAAGTCTATGAATTTGCGGACACTGTATATCAACTGGTTACCAATGGATTCTTGAACATGGCGAGCGTTGGCTTCATCCCGAAGAGGTGGGGAAATTCTGAAGAGGAAGCAAGAAAAACCGGCTATGACTTCAAAGAGACAGAGTTGATTGAGTGGTCTATTGTCCCTGTTGGAAGCAATCGGAACGCATTGGTCCAGGCCAGGGCAAAAGGCATCAATCTAAACCCAATGAAAAAGTGGGCAGAAGAAATGCTGGACGATTGGAAAAAGAGAGAGTCGGGAATCTTTGTTTCTAAGAAAAGTGTTGAGGGAATCCGGGAAGAAATCGAAACGAAAACCCAGGTCGTAGTTGATGGGAATAAGGACGCGCCGAAAGATGATTTACCACCGAAAGAAATCAAAGGCAATCAATCGACCTATGAACTCTGTCACCCTGAAGGGACTGAAAAGGACGGGGTGGAAGTCGAGTGGGCGTTAAGCAATGAATTGAGAGATGTGGAATCGGACGAATTGAAAAGCAGGATCAAATTATCATCGGCATGGTCAAGCGATGATTCAAATAAATTAATCCATCATAGGAATGATGACAAGAATACCCTCAACTGGCAAGCCTTGAGAGATTCAATGAAATCTCTAATCAGTGAAAACCATGATATTCCTGAAGCCGATCTCAAATCCGTTTATGACCACCTCGCAAAACACTACGAAGAATATGGGAAGACCCCTCCGGAATTCAAGCACGTTGAAGCGAAGACGCTGAAGCATTTTAAAGAGGCTTTCAAATTCGATCAGGTGTCCGGGGATATTGTGAGTCGGAACGCGGTTGATGAGTTTGTCGATTTCTTTGATGACAGCATTGGTAAACTCACTGAGATTGTCAAAGACGGACGGACCTTATCCAGGGCGAATGAAGATCGGATCAGGGAAGCGGTCAAGCGGCTCGATGAAGTTTTGAGTCAACTGGACGCGCAAGCCGAAACGGATGGAATTACGATTGAAGAAACAAAGCCAAAAAGCGGATCGGTGATCGATGGATTGAGCATTGAAGAATTGAAGGCAATCGCGACTAAAGTGATTGGCAAAACGATTGATAAGAGGCTTGGGAAAGTACGCTAAAAGAAAGCGTTTAAAATAAAAAATAATTATGGAAGGAATGTAATATCATGACAAAGGAAGAACTTCAGAAACTGTTTGAGGATATTGTGGACGAAAAACTGAATCCCCTCCTCGACAGAGAAAAAGCAAGAGACGATATACTCTCTCGTGTTATGTCTCAGCAAAAAGGACCGGAAGACAAGGACGTTGGATTGACGTTTGCAAGTTTCTTGCGATGTTTCGCCGGGGCCAGGGGAGATGTCGCGAGGGCTGCAAGAATCGCAGAGGCGAGCTATGGCGAGGGTTCGGCGGTGCATAAAGCACTTATGGCCGGGGATGCCGACGCAGGGGGTACTTTTATCGGTGAAGAGTTTTCTTCAGACTTCATTGAATTGCTTCGACCCGTAAGTGCATTGAGGGCGATGAATCCGATGACCGTACCAATGCCGGCGGGGGTTCTGAATATCTCCAAGTTGACGTCCGGATCAACCGCCAGTTACGCAGGGGAAAGCCAATCCGTCAGCGCGACTCAACCGTCCTCCGGGATGATCCAGATGACCTATAAGAAATTGATTGCAATTGTAGCAATCAGCAACGACTTGCTTAAATTCAGCAAGGGAGCGAACGCGCATTCTGCCGATACGATCGTCAGGGACGATGCTATCAATGCGATGAAAACAAGGGAGGATGTTGCTTTCATTCGTGGGAATGGCGCAGAGAGTACTCCGAAGGGGTTGAGGTATTGGGCTAACTCTTCCAATATTTCAGCAACAAATGGAGCGACCACCGCATATATTGAGGCCGACTTCAAGGAGTTGGTGCAAGCGTTGGAAGGTAATAATTCCCGTATGATTCGCCCTGGGTTCTTGTTGAATCCGCGAGAGAAAAACCATCTCTATAACTTGCGAGACACCAACGGCAACCTTGTATACAGAGATGAAATCGTCAAGGGTATGGTGCATGGATTTCCTTACAAAACGACAAACAACATCCCTGTGAATTTGACGGTTGGCGTGAACTCTGATTGCTCCGAGGTTTATTTCGCCGACTTTGCAGACGTTGTATTGGGCGAATCGATGGACATCGAAGTTGAGATTTTCGACGGCGCTGCTTATGTTGATACTACTGGAACTATGGTATCAGCGGTGAGTCGTGATGAAACCGTATTGCGAGTAATTGCGAAACATGATCTTGCTTGCCGGCATGATGAATCCATCGCAATCAAAACCGGAGTCCGTTGGGGAGCGTAATAACCAAGTAACACGAATTGAAAGAAAGGTGAGATAGATTATGAGTATCGCAAGACAAAGAGACATGGGGAAGTTTATTAAAACCCAATTCAGCGCGGTCTCGACTACCGAAGGCTCCGAGGTTTCTGGAGCATGGATTGACCGGGTTGATTTAGGCGGGAATTATCAGAGTTGCAAACTCTGCCTTGCTTATGAGGCTGTTTTGGCAAGCGGTGAAACTCTTACTGTTGCCGCAAACATTCAGGATGCCTCGGATGATTCGGGAACCGGCGCGGCCGATTTTGGATCTGCTCACGCATCTGCTGTTGCCGCAACCGGCGAAGCGGGCGCGGGTGGCAGTACTGAAACCGGAGTGATTGAATTGGATAACAATCTTACAACCGCTAACGTCGGGGTGAGGTCTCAACAGACGTTTACGGTTTCAGCATCCGGCACGGTTACGTGGGGCGCGGTCCTTATTTTTGGAGGAAGCGACACAATCCCTTGTCCGTAAAAAGAATGTAGACGGTTTGGAGAGGTCATCGCTTTCATCCTCCTTCGGCTTTGGCCCTCCAAACCTCTAATGATGAAAGGTTGAAAAGAATGAAACTTCGGAAGGTTATGATTGCTACTCCGAGCAAAGAATCCAAGGTATGCCTTGAGTATGTTCCTTCGTTACTCGGAACAATTGAAGCACTTCACATGAGAAATATAAACGTGAATATAAACTTCCGAGGTGGCAATGCTTCAGCCTCAGCGGTCCGAAATGAACTGGTTGCGGGATTCTTGATGAGTGACGCTGAAGACCTTTTGTTTGTTGATGACGATATGACTTGGAACCCGATGGATGTTGTTCGGCTCATGTCGTGGGATAAGGATATCGTTGGCGGTGTGGGCCGGATGAAAAGACTTGACCAGGTGAACTTCTGCTATTGCTCAAAAAAGGACGAGGCCGGGGATATTGTCATTGAAAAGCCAACCGGGCTTATTCAATGCGAAAGAATAGGAACCGGATTTCTCCGGATCAGGCGGAGTGTATTTGATGTCCTGATTAAAAACAATCCTGAATTACAATATTGCAGATCCAGGGAAAGCGACGCCGAGATTGAAAAACATCTTTACGCATTTTTCCAGGAAACCTATATCGGAAAAACTCTTATGAGTGAAGATTATTTCTTCTCCGATTTTTGTAAAAACAATGGATTCGAAATCTTTGCCGATCCTGAAATAGAACTTGGACATATCGGCTTATTGAATTACAAATCGAAGTTATCAGACTACCTGGAGGTGAATCAAGATGAAGAAGAGTATTAACATTATTCTATTAAACCATTGGAGTTGCTATAACTCTGGCGAAGGCATTGGAGTTGCGCCTCATATCGCCAAAGAACTTGTCGAGAAGGGAATGGCTATTTTTGCAGATCGAAAGCAAGAAGATGGGGCTGACAAAATCACCCCGGATAAAGAAACGCTGAAGAAATTGTTGAAGCCGAACAAGTTCATTGAGATGCTGACGCGGGAGGCTGAGATCATCCCGGAGATTAAGGATGCTTACGAAGAGCAAATGAAGAAGCAGGAAGAAACCTCTGCGCTTGAATCGGTTGAAACCAAGGGAACGCCTATCAAAGAGAAGGAGGTCAAGAATTTGGAAAAGCAATTCATTCCGAAAGACAAGCAATTGGACACGGAGAAATTAACCCGGAAGTCCAGGGGGCCACAGAAGCCTGGACGAAAAACAGGGAGACGAAAGTCAGTGGTTAAGAAATGAGTAAGATAACCGTTGCAACCGCAGCATTGACAACGCAGATGACTAAAGTAGCAACCGTCAAAACGGAACTTGGAATAACGGTTGCTACTTGCGATACCGTCCTGAGTGATATTATCGATCAGGTTAGTGCTCACGTTGTCAGGGTGACAGGTCGGCCCTGGGCATATACAGAGGTCAAGGAATATTTAATCGGAACGAGTCGGCCTAAAATCTGCCTGACGATTCGCCCGGTCTGGAGTATTACGACAGTTGAACTCGATGACACTGAGGTTGATAGCAGTCTTTATGAAATCTTTGATCCTTGCGCCGGGATCATTTACAAAGATTCATCCTGGACTAAGCATGGCGTTGCTGTCGGTATGATCAACAAAGTTTTATTGCCCGGAAGCGAAAAGCGAAACTGGATGATACAGTATGTTGGCGGGTATTATATGCCGAATGATTCAGCCGTCGCGGGAGTTGACCGATTTCCCTATGACCTGGAAAGAGCGGTGATTGATATTGTGGTTTATGTTTATGAAAAGCAAGGGGATAGAGTCGACCTTGCTTCTGAATCGCTTGGAGATTGGAGCGCGGTTTATTTAAAACACAAGGATCTTATTAAAGAAAAACTTTCACCCTGGGCGCCGGTACTATGAGTAAGATTTCTCATTTATTGAATAAAACGGTTGCACAATACCGCACTCTTAAAATGGAGATTAGCAGCCGTGGGAGTTGGAAGCGTCAATACCTGGATGACTTAGGGGAGGGTGTAGATAGCATTCAATACGCCGAACCGATTAACGCTGCTTTGAAAGTCAGATTGTCGGGTCCAGGCGGAAGCGATTTAACGCTTGCTCAACAACGGAATGTCATAATCACTCACAGTTGCTATGCTGAAGATAACGCTGATATCAAGATCGAAGATATTCTTTTGGACAGTGACAGTATTCAATATGAGGTCATGATGGAACTAACTCCGAGCGTACAGGATTTTAAAAAGTTCTTAGTTCGAAGTTTCAGGGACCCGGAATACACTGAAGAGGAAGCGGTTATACCTCCGAGTTGATAATGAAATTTAATGATAAGGAAGTCATAGAGAAATTAAAAAAAGAACTTTTGAAAAAAGGATTGCTTGCCGGGAAGTATCTGGAAAGACAGGCGAAAATAAAAGTCGGGAGAGGGCAACCAACGCGGATGTCAAAAGCGGGTGCAAGAGTTGGCCTTGAACCGAGTGCCGAAGGCGAACCGCCGAAAAAGGTTGAAGCACAATTGCAGAATAGTATTGTCGGCACAGCCTGGATTGACGGAAGCAAAATGGTTATAGCGCTTGGTACGAATGTGAAAGATTATCCGAAAGCGCTTGAACTCGGAACGCCCTTCATGGTAGAGCGGCCCTTTTTGAGGCCAACGGTTATAGAAGGTAAGAAAAAAATCATTGAGATATTTACGAAATGAATGAAATCATAACGGCTCAGTTTGGAATACTCTGGAACGATGCAACCTTAAAGGCGCAACTTGGAACCTTTAAAGGG